GCTCTGTCTCCATTACAAACTCTTCAAAGACTTCTTCTATAAACTCTTCTTGCATCTCTTCAGTAAATTCCTCTGCAAACATTTCCTCCATAACTATATCTTCCATGTACACCTCCTCCAGCGGAGGCAGTTCTTCAAACATTTCTAGTGATGGTAATTCATCAAAGACTACATTAGAATCATTCCAATCTAGAGTTTCAACCATGACAATATCTTCTGGAATAAAGTCTTCCATGACAACGTCTTCGTAATAGTCAGGTTCGAAATAGTCATCCTCAAAAAAAACTTCGGCCATTGGAATTATGGTGTCGTATTCTTCTATCTCTATCTCGTCTTCAAACACATCGTTGAATGAGTATTCAATCTCTATTGGTATGGCTTCATACTCAATAATTTCTTCGGGGACTATAAAGTCTGCAATTATGGTATCTAAGTTTTCTATAATATCTTGCACCTCTTCTATTTGTTCTTGGCCTGGACACGTTGGTGGTGTCTGTTGCCAACAATAAGTTATCTCACTTACAGTTGTACTAGATAAAGCGGTATAATCTATCGTAGCTGATGGGTCTCGCACATCCACGCCGGCATGGCCTCCGTTATAACTTGCTTGGTTGTTGTTTATAATATCAAAATCAAAACGATATGTCGCGGTGCCGTGTGTCATGTTAGGATCAGGATTCATTACCAAAGTATTGCCGTAAGGATTAACTTGATAACTAGAGTTTGTTGTGTCTTCAAAAGTTGTGCTCTGTGTTGTGGTGTCGATACCATTAGTAACGGTTTGAGTCATGGTTACAGTAGATTCAACTTGATTCCACCACCTTATTTGTGCATTAAAGTTAGATGTAAAACCAAGCTGTAATTCTTCTATTGTTACATAGTCTTGAGAATTTATTGTAGTCTCTGCATATTTTCCCTCTTTACCAGTCAACCAAGTTGAATGATTGAGATCAGAATTATCTGGGTACATAGTGCCATTCCAAGTGCCATCAGCAAAATCCTGTGAGATTAAGTTACCTGTCGTAACAGGGTTGCCTGTAGTAACCGTCGTAACTGTAGTGTAGTCGCCTTCATTGGGAGTGTTGGGAATAATAACTACGTCGTTTGCACTACTTTTTATTGAGATTAATGCGATTGCCGTTGCCGTCAGTAATAATTTGTGCATTAGGGTTAGCCTCTATTTCTTCTTCAATTGCAATTTGATTATCAACTCTTTCCATGTACCTTAGTGTTTTAGTGTACTCTTCAAAGTCAGGTCTTTCTTGTTCATATTTTTTCCACTCGTCTAAAGCCTCATCACCAATCTTACCTAAAAAAGGACAGGGAGTTCCTGCGTGTATCATGCTTTGAAACACGCGGCTGTCTTGACAAAGTATAGCAACTGCAGAAACTTTCATATTAAAATCAAAAAGAAGTTTAGCTAGTTTCATGCGTTCACAATTAAGATCACGTTTTGTAATACCGATGCTGCCGCCTATTAATGGTTTTTGTATTCCTATACCAACGCCAACAGTACACAAATCTTGAGACATAGCAGAGATACCAGGAGCTGATGCTGATGGTACAGTTCTAGTATCACCGGTGTAAGAGTTATTATTATTGTTGGTTGTGTTAGTTGTGGTTGTACTTTGAGAAGATCCGGATTGATAATTAGTAGTTGCCTCACTGTGGTAGCCACCTGTGATAGCTGTGTTGGTCGCTGAACTGCCCGTAGTAGATTGTGTGTTAGTGGTTGATCCTGCACCAGTTACGTCTGCTATTGCAGAGTTCATTACGGCCGAGAAAACCCACAACATAAGTATGGTTATGATCGCTATTATAGAAATATTTTTTAACATTAGTCTCTATGTTTTCCTAATTCTATTAAAGATTTATAATACTCTTCCAATCTTTGTTTTTTGTGTTCACAGTTTATACATGAGCATGTAGCACATCTGCCAGTTGAATTACAGTGACAGTGATGATCACAGTTTTCACAATTTGTATTTAACATTTCCATCTTTTTCTTGCCTGTCTTAATCTTGAGTTAGGGTCCTTAGCGGCTTTAGGAAACTTTTTCATCTGACCTGCACTACGAGCACAGAAAGATTTACGTCTCTTGGCTGCTTTACTTCCAGGTTTTACTTTTCCAGTGACGGCGGTTTTTAATTTAGATCCAGGATTGTCTCTCCTGTACTTTGCAACACCAGCTTTGGTCATGCCTGCGCCGGACTTTGTTGACCTAAAATATTTTTTGGTCTTAGGGGGTTGTTTATCCCTTTTTCTTACCATCACGTTCTCCAAGTAAAACTTTAAATTTTTGCACACGGTTGCGTGCGTTGCGCTCAGACGTAGCGTTCTTTTTGTCTAAAGCAGTTTTAACATCTCTTCGTGCTTTCATCAACCCTTTTACTAACTTGCGTTTGTAAGGTGTGTCTTTTAAAGGAGATTTTTTATATTTTTTACCTTTTACGGTTATGTGTTTTTCTGATGGCATCTTTGCCCTTCTTAAATATACTAGCTACTTGAGTCTTACCCATAACTTTAGCTCGTTGTTCACCAACTGTTAGTATTTGTATTTTGCGAGCAAACGGTTTAGATACCTTTTTAACCTTCGCCACAGTCGCCCTGGCGTCTTGCGGAGTCGCGAATTTAATACGTACAGTGTCCTTCGGATTTTCATCAGTATATAATCTCCTCCCTGAGCCTTTTGGTTTTTTACCTGTTCCGACTTTTGGATCTTTTGCCATTTTTTAAAACGCTCTTTAAAGTTTTAGCTTGAGCTGCGTGTGTTTTTGACGCTTTGGACAAGCCTTTAATAATTTTTTTAATTTTATTTTTCTTCCTTAACACTACACCATTCCTCCCATACCCATTGCTTTTCTTTTCTTAGCAAAGGTAGCAACGTTTGTTGGTTTACCACCAACACCCTGTGCTTTTGATCTTTTACGAGAAACAGCAGAACGTTTTTGACTGTCTGACATTCTAGCTGCTTTTGCTGCAGGCACACATTTTGGATATTTTCTTTTAGCGTCTGCCTTTTGTTTTGATCGACCACATTTTTTATGGCCACCACCTTTTTTCTTAGAACCAATGTCTACCCAGTCTTGTTTAAACCACTTGTCTAGTCCTTTGTGTCCAGACATTTTAAACGAACTTGGTTATTTTTTTACGATTAGGCATGATAGCGCCACAACCTCTAGCAACTCCGCCTTTATTTAAGCCTTGTCTTTTTAGTCTAGCTGTTGCCTCCATAAGTCCGCCTTTTGCTTTCTTACCACGGAAGTCTTTTCTTTTTACCCCAGAGGGATCTTTTATTTTACCAGCGCAGATCTTAGAAGCGTAAGCATTAGCATAAGCTGATGGATAAACATCAAACTTTCTTTTTGCTGCTGCCTTACCTCTGGG